TATCGGATATAGATTAGGTGGTGCGTTCTGGATTATATCATGTATGGCCCAGAAAGGATATTCAATTAGTTCAGATTATGTAAAGGATAAATTATAATGACAGATCAACTATTTTTTTTGGTTTGGTTTCTGAGTTTTGGATTATACCTTGTAATTTACACCTGGTGGATCCCTTTGAAAACACAGCAAAGGATTGAGTCCTGGTTGAAAAGTTCTGAATCTGACGAAACTCTCCTAATGTCGTTAGATGTGATCACTAAAAAGATTCGAGAACAGATGTTAATTGATTTTGAGGAATTTATGCTGCCACAAGCGCGTGAGAGCCTTAAAAAATTCTGGGCTGGATCCATGGGAGCAGCTGCGAAAGAACTTAAGGGATCTGAGGAAGGTTCGCAACTTTCTCTCATGCATGGAATAACCTCTGAACTTTCTGGATCCCCATGGTACGTGCAAGCTTTGGCATCCAAGGTATTACCCATGATCGCGGAGGCTGGCAAAAATGCACCAAAAGCCAAAAGTGTTCTAGGCTCAAGCATGGGAATACAGAAATAAGCACCCAATAAGCAGAAATAAGCACCTAATAAGCACCTAACAAGCAGAAATAAGCAGATTTTTACTAGCATTATATATATATTTAAGGTATAACGGTTTCTAGGTATTATAATATAGTATGGTGTTTCAGGGACATTCTAAATACAAGTATAATATTATATAGTAGTTTTACAGTGATTATGTATGATTTGTGAAAAATGTAAACCAAATAAAAGATTGAATCCGTCTACATATGACAAAATTTGTTTTTGTGATGAGTTACCAGAAGAGGAACATGGTTGGTGTTATTGCTGTTTAACGGGACAGGTAGTAAGATAATGGGCAGGAAAAGACGCCATGTTATGCCCGTATCAATCAGTATGGATAAGAAACTCTCTGAACTGATAGATAGGTATCTGGAAAAGAACCCTGGCACAAGGTCGCATGTAGTGAATATGGCGCTAACTGCTTATAATCCTTTAACAGTGTTCGACGTTCATCGTGATTACTGGAAGTGTGATCAACGAGATTGTCAAGCATTGAATCCACCAGGCTTAGAAGACTGTTCAGAATGTGGTTATCAAGGTCAATGGGTTTGGGATAAAAAATTCAACGAGCGTTTAAAAGAGTCGATAGGATGAATAAGTATCAAAAGGAAGCTATTCTAAGATGTTTAAGGTGTAAACATGAATGGGCGATCTATTACACACCAGGATCACAATATCCCTGTCCTAACTGCGAAGGGTTCAACCAACAAATATAAGTAGGTAACCATATGTGAGTCAGGCGTGCCCGTTGGACTGTACACCAGATCGTATGTATTTCCGCGACGGTAAATTAATTTCCGAAAAGTCCTACAAAGCGTCGAAAGCTCGTACTTCCACCAGAAAAGGACAACCTAGGAAAACAGCCCGACGAGCATACAAGCCAAAGAACAATAATCCGAAAAGGAGTAATAAATATATGAAAGCAGTTCCACACCCAAGTATAACTGGCATGGCTTCAGGCCTTGCCATAGCAGCATACCTTAACGCTGGTCAATCTGTCACCGGTGCTTTTGGTAGAACAGCTGTCACAGAAGGAGTAATCAAAGATATTACAGACGGTCAGTTAGGAGCCGCATTCAGTACTCTCTCAGGTAACGCGATTGATATGATCGGTACCGACACAGGAAGAAAGACATTAGTGACCGCCAGTCTTGTTGCGATGCTCGGAGCATTCGCACGATCGCGGTTTCCACAACTAAAACTCGGAGGAAGTAAACTTTACTTCAGAATATAAGATGTCAGTAACAACTATAACCAGGACCTACGACAGCACACCGACGGACAAAACCTATTTTTCGCTCACGGATAATATGTCAAGTTCTTCGTTAGGCAATATCCAAACGCCCCAGGGAAGCCAGAGAATTTCCAGGATCGATGTCAGTGTCGATGCGGCAGATACCAAAGGCTTTGTCCTGGCATGCCGTTTACTCGGATCTAATATGAGTGAGCAAAACCTCACCCTGGCAGGATCTTGCGGAGATGTTGCAGATGCAGGCGGAACAACTCAGTTCAATATGATCCCTACCAACTTCAGTGTTGCAGGTGTCAATAATATTGATCTCCAGGTAGCGTTTCAGTTTTCGTCTGGAACACCCACGGCATCAAGCCTTAGTGTAACTCTGTACTTCGAATAGTCTTGAATGGCTAAAGAGAAACACGCCGCCACCTTTCTGGGCGCTGGTAAATCCCTTGTTGCAATAGGAGACGATCACGTCTATGCTTTTTCAGGAGGGGTAGGCGTGCCTAACGCTTGGACTACTTTGCTCGAATTTAACACAGCAAACACACCATACAAAGTCTCTATGGAGTTTTCTATAGTGAGTGCCAGTGGCACGGCTACCAGTGACGATTATAATATCCAATTAACTTTGAATGACGTATATGTTGGTAGTTGGGTCACTGATCAATCAGCAACTCTTAACTTGTTAATGGTTCCTATAAGCTTCATTATACCACCATTAACTAAAGTAAAAATTAGAGCATATAATAATATATCCAGTACGGCGAATAAGGTTTATGCCTGGTTGCATGGAAAACGTCTTGATGCATGACCCTAGGACCTTCTAAATCAGTTTCCAGGGCTAAAGACGGTAAGATTTACGGGTGGAGTGGAAGTTATGCCCTTACCTCTTCTGCTGTTACCCTACTGGATTATACGAACCCCTCCGCATTTTATTTAACCAGGGTAACTTTAGGGATCGATTGGAGTTCTATTTCTGCTGGTGAGATTCTAAGCTATACGATCAATGTGGACGGCCAACCCTTATTCGTTGAAAAATTGGTTGTCCTGATTAATAATATTGGGATTCAACCTAAGATGTTTGAATTCATCATACCACCAAACAGCACGGTTAAGATCCAAGCAACGGAGAGCGCCAATAATGGGGCTATTTCGTGCATTCTAACAGGTTATAGAGTCTAAATGGTTAAGAAAATTGAAGTACCTGAGATTAATTGGGAACTTATCACCCCTGAATTAATCAAAGTATTCACCCCATTTATCCAGGCGATCGCTTGGCACGGATTATCGAAAGTAGATCCTAAAGTTAATGCCATGAATAACCTGATCGCTATTGCCGAGGTGGTACCGGCTGTAGATCTGAATTTGCCCAGGGGAATAGTTCTGGCTGCAATGTATGACAAAACAACAGACGCTCTCAAAATGATGGCGGATCTATTAGACGTTTTGGAAGATATCCCAGAAAACTTAAAAAACTTAATCAAAGATATGATCGATGAATCTAAAGAAGCAGTAACGGAAAGGATCCTGGATCCAATAACGGAAGCATCCCACGATTTTCAAACCGCCCTGGGTGATTGCAGAGCTAACGCCAAAAAGAATTTAGGTATCGGATATAGATTAGGTGGTGCGTTCTGGATTATATCATGTATGGCCCAGAAAGGATATTCAATTAGTTCAGATTATGTAAAGGATAAATTATAATGACAGATCAACT